ACTGGCTGAAGTTAAGTCGTGGTCCGAGCATCAGGCGTTCTACCTAACAGAAGCTTCAGTGGAGTTGGCCAAAGAGCGCGGCAAGTGCCTAGGGTCGGATCAAACTAGATATGGCAAGGGTGTGTTTCCTTGGGAACTACGTGCTAATGGTGTGAACGAACTTGCAGACTTTTCACCGGAACTTGACTGGGAAACATTACGTGCCCAGATGAAGGAATACGGAGTACGCAATGCTACACAAATGGCTGTTGCTCCAGTAGAAAGCTCAAGTGTTGTTATAAACAGTACCAACGGCATAGAAATGCCTATGAGCTTAATCAGTGTTAAAGAATCAAAAGCAGGTTCGTTTGTACAAGTTGTACCTGAATATCACAAGTTGAAGAACAAGTATCAACTCATGTGGGAACAGAAAGACTGCGAGGGTTACTTGAAGACTAGTGCAGTTATTGCCGCCTACATTGACCAAAGTATTAGTACTAATACATTCTACAATCCGGCACACTTTACAGACCGTAAGGTTCCTACAACGTTAATTGCTAAGAACTTAATGCAAGCACATATGTGGGGCATTAAGACATTCTACTATAGTCTAATTAACAAAGCAGGTAGTAAAGTAGTCGACACTATTGCAGAAGCATATGTTAACGGACATGCTACAAATGGATTCAACGCTATTACAGTCGATGCCGATATTGGCTTTGAAGATGATTGCGAGGCGTGTAAACTATAATGCTAGAAACAATTTGTGATATTATGGTAGACGCTTACAAGCGTAACTGGATTACTAGTCGTGATGGCAATGTAAGTATTCGTCACCACGACCGTGACCACTTTTACATTACACCAAGTGGTGTGCGTAAGCAGACTCTACAACCTGATCAGTTTAAGAAGATTAGCATTCACGGCTTGTTATGGCAAGAAGAATTCTACTCAGACATTAGTGCAAATCTAAAGCCTAGTGGTGAGATACCATTACACTTTGGTTTACAACGTGCAATGGGTCAGCATAGCAACGATGTTCGTGTAGTGGTACACGTTCATCCTACTTACTGTATTGCGGCCATGCATGCCGGTATTGACCTAAGTACTATTAGCGATGCGTTCCCTGAACTGAATCGTTATACTAAGGTAGCACCTAATGTAGGAGATGTTCCTCCTATCAGTCAAGAACTTGCAGACAAGTGCCATGAGAATTTGCGGTTAGATGACTATGGTAATATTGCCTATGACATAGTAGGTATCAAAGGACACGGCGTTGTTGCTATTGATACAAGTCCTTGGCGAGCATACGAACACATTGAAAGATTAGAACACATTTGCAAGATAGTACTTGCATCAGGAAAACATTAATGAGTAAACAACAATATAATTTAAACACAAAGACAGACTACCTAAGCCGAAAGATGTTTCTAGATCCAGCGGGTCCAGTCACCATTCAACGATTCGAAGAAGTTAAGTATAACAAGATTGCCAACTTTGAAACAACAGCACGTGGCTTCTTTTGGGTACCTGAAGAAATTAGCCTAAGCAAAGATGCAAACGATTTTAAGGATGCCAGCGATGCAGTTAAACATATCTTCACTAGTAACTTGCTTAGGCAAACTGCTCTTGACAGTTTGCAAGGCCGCGGCCCAAGTCAAGTCTTTGCTCCGGTCGTAAGTCTTCCAGAACTAGAAGCATTAATTTATAACTGGACATTCTTCGAAACTAATATCCACAGCCGCAGCTACAGTCATATCATTCGTAACATTTACAATGTGCCAAAAGATGTGTTCAATACAATTCATGACACTGAAGAAATTGTTGGCATGGCATCGAGCGTGGGCAACTACTATGACAAACTACACGTTATCAACTGTCGTAAAGAACTTGGAGAATCGGTTACTGAAGAAGAACACATCCGAGCAATCTATCTAGCACTACATGCCAGCTATGCCTTAGAAGCATTCCGCTTTATGGTTAGCTTTGCTACAAGTTTGGCAATGGTAGAGAACAAAATCTTCATTGGTAATGGCAACATTATCAGTTTGATTCTACAAGACGAACTGCTACACAAAGGTTGGACTGCTTTCTTAATTAACCAAGTTGTTAAAGAAGATCCGCGTTTTGCCAAAGCGAAAGAAGAATGCGAACAAGAAGTGTATAATCTATACATGGATGTTATCCGTGAAGAAAAAGCATGGGCAGACTATTTGTTTAACAAAGGGCCAGTTATTGGTCTTAATGCTAATATTCTTAAAGAGTTTGTGGACTACACAGCAGTTAATGCTCTTAAAGAAATTGGTATCAAGTATCTGCAACCTGCTCCAAAGACAACTCCTATTCCTTGGTTTAACAAGCATACAGATACAAGTAAAAAACAATCTGCATTACAAGAAACAGAAAGCACTAACTATGTTATTGGTGTAATGAGCGATCAATTAGACTATGACGAGTTACCTGCATTATAAGAAGAGAACATGATTACAGTATATTCGAAGAACAACTGTCCATTTTGTGACAGAGCAAAAGCATTATTAGAAAGTAAAAATATTCCGTTTGAAGTAATTAAGATGGAAGACGAACCTAACGCACGTGAGTTCCTTATGGAGCAAGGGTTGCGTAGTGTTCCACAAATCTTTAAGGACGGCGTTCTCCTTCCTGGCGGCTATCAAGGCCTTGCAGGTAAAGACGAAGAATTTTTTAACACACTGAAAGGATAATATGTTAATTTCAAAAGGCGTAGCAGAAGGCGAAGTAATCACACTTAAACTAACAAGTGGCGAAGAGATTGTAGCCAAGTTAGTAGAAGATGGTGCAGCTTATTACAAACTAAAGAACCCACAGGTAATTGGTATGGGTCCAAAAGGTCCAGGCTTGATGCCGTACTTGTTTACAGTTAATCCGGACACTGAAGTTAAGTTACAAAAATCAACTGTCACTGTAGCCGAAGCAACCGATACACAGTTTGCAAAACAGTTTATCGAAAGTACAACTGGCATTGCATTAAGCTAATATGGCCTTAACACCTGCGACTACTACATGGCCCGACGTTCCGGAGTTCCAGGAGTTTTCGCAGTCGGTATCTTATATGGATGAAGTTGCAGGCGATCCAGAGGGTGGAGGTGGCTCGTCTTCTCCGGCTACAGTTATTTCAGTTACTTCGAGTCTTCCGGACGAAACTATAATTATAGATTTTCAAAATAATACAGTAACAGTATCCGGCAAGTATTCGAATGCATTTCCGGAAAAGAAGTTTTCATACATTCCAGTAGAAAATAGGCAAGCACTTAATACAGTTTCATTTGACCAAGTGCCTAGTTCAATCTATACGTTGATTAAATTTGCACCTGCGATTACAAACAGTAGACCAATAACGTACACTGTGGTTACTAGTGCAGGCACTGCTACAATTACACAAAACGTTACAACTAGTTGGGACGTGGGCAAAGCACAAATGTATGATGTTTTAGCAAGAGGAGAATTATAATGCCAGCAGTAACAAGAATTGGTGATGGTTCAACTGGTCACGGTCCTTGGCCACCTCGCCCAAGTACCGGCGGAAGTGGCGATGTCTTTGCCAACGGCATAGGGGTAGTGCGACAAGGCGACACTTGGCAACCTCACAATGGCGGCCCAAATGCACCGCACAAAGGAGAAGTAGGAATCACCAGTGCAGGATCGGGCACTGTATTTGCCAACAATAAAGCTATAGCTCGAATCGGCGATCCAGTAGAAGATGATGCTATTGCCGCAGGCAGTGGTAATGTATTTGCCGGTTAACCGATTAACTAGACATTTATTTTCTACCCTTGTATACTAGGTATAAGTACTCTGTACTTGCCTAAAGGAGAAATTAAATGGCTACAAACAAATTCGCAGAATTCACAAAAATCATCGAAGCAATGGAAGCAGACTTTGAAAAGTTTTACGACAAAGAAGTTGGCGCTGCCGGCACCCGTGTTCGTAAGCACTGTCAAGAATTGGCCAAGTTGTGCAAAGATACCCGTAACGATGTAACAGCAGTTAAGAACGCACGTAAAGAAGCATAAAAAGCCTATAAATACTGTATGGCATACAGCGACAAGGTCATCGACCATTACGAGAATCCACGCAACGTTGGATCGTTTGAAAAAGACGATCCGGACGTTGGTACTGGTATGGTTGGTGCGCCTGCTTGCGGCGATGTAATGAAACTACAAATAAGGGTAGATCATGATACAGGTATTATTACAGATGCAAAATTTAAAACGTATGGCTGCGGCTCGGCTATCGCAAGCTCGAGTCTCGTTACAGAATGGGTCAAAGGTAAAACACTCGACGAAGCAGGATCAATTAAAAACTCCCAAATCGCCGAAGAACTAGCATTGCCTCCAGTTAAAATCCACTGCTCAATTCTAGCAGAGGATGCAATTAAAGCGGCAGTAGATGATTACCGTAACCGACACAGCGTCTAAAAGAATCAAACAAACATTAGCCAAACGTGGCAAAGGCGTTGGTATCCGCATAGGTGTTAGAACTACAGGGTGTAGTGGACTTGCTTATGTATTGGAATATGTGGATAACTATGAAGCTGAAATTGGTGTAACTAATTTTGCCCACGATGGATTTATTGTTTTGGTAGATGCCAAGAGCCTGGTCTACTTAAATGGTTTAACAATGGATTGGGTTCGCAATGGACTCAATGAAGGATTTGATTTTATCAATCCAAATGAACGTGACCGTTGCGGTTGCGGTGAGAGTTTTCGAGTATAACACCCTTTGACATAGTTCTATTTTGCTAGTATAATAC